CCCGAAGCCGCCGCCGGTGTGGGCGTTACTGGACTCTTGGTTATAAATCCGCCGATGTAATCCATCTTAACTCCACTTAATAATTACTATGCCGGAGCCGCCTGCGCCTGCATAATATGTTGCATCACATCCACCACCACCACCGCCGCCGGTATTTGCAGTTCCCGCAGTTCCAACAGAACCCCCGGTTTTATTTGCCGCTCCAGTACCGCCACCACCTGTTCCAGCAGTTCCAATCGTTACTTTTGGTGTTGAGGTTCCTCTTTGATCAGAACCACCTGAACCACCACCTGCATAAGTTACGCTTGATCCTGAAATAGACGAGGCAGTTCCGTTTCCACCATTACCAGAACTCGTATTAGTCCCAGCACCGCCGGTTGCAGATGCACCGCCACCACCGCCACCTTGCAATTGATCAAGATTATTTACATAAGTGTTTCCAGCGCCGCCGTTACTTCCTTGAGATGGAGAAGTGGCGGGGGTGTTTCCATTTCCTCCTCCCCCACCAGCGCCATTAGTTGAGGTACTTCCACCTCCACCAGAACCTCCAGAGTCACCTGCCACAGAAGCAGCACCCCCTCCTCCACGACCACCACCTGTGGATGTAATAGTGCTAAATACAGAGTTTGAACCGCTCGTCCCAAGAGCAAATGCTGTTGTAGAACCGTTTCCACCTGCGCCGACTGTTATTGTGTAAGTTGTTCCTGCGGTAACAGTTAGTCCTGTACCTGTTCTAAATCCACCTGCTCCACCAGCACCTGCTCCAGCACCGTTACCAGTTCCACCACCCCCACCACCGGCCACGACTAGGTACTCAACCTGCGTAGCACCAAGCGGCGCGGTCCACGTTCCCGAGGTGTAAAAAATCGCTACGTTGTTTGTGTTGGGGATTAGATAACGCAGTAGCACGATGCCGGAGCCGCCTGCTACGCCATTATCATTGCTTGGGGTTGATGCGTTGCCTGCACCTCCACCACCACCTCCACCAGTATTGGCAGTTCCAGTAACAGCACCTAAATTTGCGCCTCCTGCGCCTCCTGCGCCACCACCACCTGTACCTCCCGGTGCTCTTGTATTGTCGTTGTTTCCACCCCCACCTCCACCTGCGTATGTTATAGATGGGCCTGATATGGTGGATGCTGTTCCGTTTCCTCCAGAGCCTCCAGCAGAAGATGTTCCGTTCCCGCCAACAGCAGATGCGCCACCTCCTGCACCAGCACCAAAAGCCGGAGAAGTTGCAACACCAGTTCCGCCATTGCTTCCTTGAGAAGGGTTTACGGAAGGTGTATTTCCTGAACCTCCAGAACCAGAACCACTAGCATTCATTCCACCACCACCACTACCGCCATTTGCGCCATCTCTGTGAGTTGCGTTGTTGGTTCCGCCTCCACCGCCACCGGCAGATGTGATTGTGCTAAACACTGAATTGCTACCAGAACCACCTTTTGCTGTGTCATTAGCAATTCCAGAACCGCCAGCACCAACCGTAACTGTATATGAAGTTCCTGCGGTAACCGACAGACCAGTGCCGGTTCTAAACCCACCGGCCCCTCCACCACCGCCTCGACTATATCCACCACCCCCACCACCCCCAACCACTAGGTAGTCAACTTCTGTCACTCCGGTCGGGGCGATCCAGTCTGTGGTCGCTGTGAACTCTTGATAAACAAATGTGAATCCTGCCGGGGCGATTTGGAAAGTACCCGATGCAGTAAATGTATGAATTGTGTAACCACCACTCGTGGTAATCGTTCCACCAATGGCTGAAATTCCGCTCGATGTTAAGTAACGCAGGATGACAATACCGGAGCCGCCGGAGCCGGTAGATGGCGCACCGCTTCCACCGCCTCCTCCAGTATTAGCAGTTCCAGCAGTTCCATTCGTATTTGGTCCTGATGATCCACCAGCCCCTCCGCCTCCAGTGCCTCCAGTACCAGATGTGCCACCAGCGTAAACTGCACCACCACCCCCACCAGCATAAGTTACCGATGAACCAGAGATTGAGGATGCGGTTCCATTTCCACCGTTCCCACCTGTTGTAGTAGTTCCATTTGCACCAACAGCAGACGCACCACCTCCACCGCCACCGCCATAATTTGGAGCAGAGCCAGAACTACTTCCACCATTATTTCCTTGAGATGGAGAAGTTACTGGAGTGTTCCCACTACCGCCTGCCCCGCCTCTGCCCCCACCACCACCAGAACCACCGCTACCACCAGCAGTTGATGTATCTGACTTTGCCCCATAGCCACCACCAGCAGATATAATTGTTGAAAATACTGAATTGTTGCCAGGATTTCCGTTTGGGTCTCCTCCGGTTAACCCCGCACCGCCAGCACCAACAGTCACGGTATAGGTAGTTCCTGCGGCTATAGATAATCCAGTTCCAGTTCTAAATCCACCAGCACCACCGCCACCTGCGTGTTGTCCACCACCAGAGCCGCCACCGGCCACGACTAGGTACTCAATCGAAGGAGGAGGCCACTTACCTTGCGCGTTGAAATACAGTTGTTTAACCAGCGTCCATGCACCACTGGCCCCGCCTTGGGATACAACAGGCTCTGTAGCGCTAATTATTCCACCGGGGTAGCCGTGAATAGCCATCTTTTAGCCTTACGAATTAATTTCTTCCCAACTTGCAGTAACCACAAGGTCGTTAGCAGCACTCGCTGTTGCACCGATTGACTTGTCTTCTAGTAGATAAAAAGAAGTCGTCTTATCAGTAACGATTAAGGTCGCATCGGCTGGAACCGAGATGGTTGAGGCGATTGCAGTTCCGGTCCCCCCGAGGTCGTCCTGAGAGAAGATCTTGATCGTAATGTCTGCCGCCGCTGAACCATCGACGTTAGCAACAACGATTGAGTTGATCTTATAGACCTTGCCAGAGGACGCTGCGTTATTGGCTATCGCCGTTGCAAAAGGATCTGCGGTTGAAGATATAAGCGTCGTTGACGTATTACCGAGAATCGTCGTGACGTTGACAATATTTGGGTTTGCCATTTCTTACTCCTTAGAAGCCAAAAATCATCGCCATCGCGATGGATTTACCTGTTGAGATACCACCTGAAGCTGCTTGAAATGTGGGTAATGCTCCAGCGCCATTGCTTGTCAAGACATGACCAGAAGTGCCAGGCCCCGCTGTAGCTTGAAAATTACCTGTTGCTGTTGTGCCAGTAAAAACGACACTATAAGCTGTTGTGGTGCTTAGTCCTGTACCACCTTGGGCTACCGTTACAGGTACATCAGCTTGTAGCAACTTAACCCAACTTCCACCGTGTGCAAAGTACATTGCCCCATCTGCGTGTGAGTGGGCGACTGCACCGTGATAAGTGTTGGCAGACGGAAACGCTGCTTGATTATCAAAATAAAACGGAATGACTGAACCTGCTTGCGGCGCAACGATAGCACCCGCATCCGATATGGTCACTGATGAGTTTTGTACTAATTTGCCTGTTGTGCCGTCAAATCGGGTAATTGCATTATCGGTACTAGAAGCTGGCCCTTCTAAGTCACCAGTGGCTATAGTTACAAAATCAGATCCATTCCACGCTACCAAAGCACGTTTTGAAGCAAATATTGTTGTTCCGGTCGTTGCTGATCCTTTGACCACTACAGAAGCATTAGACTGGTTTACAACTATGTAAGCCTTAGAAGAGCTGGGGGCGATGATGTTACGGGTGACACCAGGAGACCCGGTCGGTATTAAAATTGCAGATCGAGCCTGATTAACTGCACCAGATCCAGTTGTAGTCAAAGTCCAGTCTCCAGCGGCCACCGAGTTTGTGGCAGCAGCAGCGATAGAATCTTCGACTAATTCAGTGATGCTATCGTTGACTGTTGTACCCCAAGTGCCAGATAACTCTCCAGTCACAGGTAGGGCAAATCCTAATAAAGAAGTATATTGAGTTGCCATGATTAGTCCTTATGCTGCTTCTAAAATTTCTGTCCAGTTTGGTGTCTGAGCATCATTAATCTGAGTCCATCCTCTTATTAAAACTGTTCCAACATTCCCAGTCCCGGCAACCCCGGTAACAAGTGTACTATCATTTATTTTAACCGTTACACCATTAACTTGAGCCAGTCCTTGCACGCCTGTTGGGATCACAATATCCCCAACCAAGACACTTACTGCTCCTACCGTTCCCGTACCAGATAAACCAGTTACAGCTACATCTTTGTTATACAACGGGGTTACAGACCCCACAGATCCAGTGCCTTGAACTCCTACAATTAAGAAAATGTTTACTGTTCCAACACTACCTGTTCCAGAAACTCCAGTTGGAATCACAACATCATTAACTACTACTCCAACAGTTCCAACAGATCCAGATCCACTTACTCCACTAACGTCTACAACTTTACCGACTGAAAATCCTACTGTTCCTACATTACCAGTGCCTAAAACACCAGTTAGAGCAACAACAACCTCAGACTGAACTGTAAATCCACCAAGTGATGCTACCCCTGCAACTCCAGTAACTACTATATTGCTGTTAATTAATACTGATACTGTTCCTACTGATCCAGTACCACTTACTCCATCAACTTCATAAGCTGGAGATATACCGCTCCATGCGTTATATCCCCAGGCTCCTGCACTCCAACCCTGGTTGTAAGTCGTTGCCGACACATTATTACCTTAAGCTATTCTAATAATTGCAGTTGCTGCGGCTGCTGCGGGGAACTGAATCTGAAAGTCGCCCGAAGAAACCTGCTGATCACCACCAAAGCTCAGAACCGCGCAAGCCGGGTTTCCAGCAGCGGTGTCGTTATAAATAATCGCTCCACAGCTCGTGAATGTAGCTGATGAAAAAGTTGTGTTATCAAAGTCACAAACTGCGGTTGTGCTGTCAGCAACAGGGGTCACTGAGGTCAGGGTGTTGCCGCCAGTCGTATAACCGTTGCCGTTAGCCAGCTCATCGGTATTAGATACCAGGGTGTCGTAGCTGGTAGTTGCAGCTCCGTAGGTACCCGATCCAGCCGCCGTGGCTTTCATCAGGGCCAGTTTAAACGTGTTTCCGGTTGAGGCTGTGAAATTGTGAACTGCCTTCAGGATCTCAACCTTGAAAGAAGTGGGCATTGCTGTGGTTACTGAAATAGGCATTTTAATTCTCCAAAAGTTTTGTTAATTCAGGATGCCCCGCATCGCGGAAGCGGTTAGTTAAAGTAGTACCGTGTGAGCGAATGCACTGATGCCCATAGCTCACTAGCACTGCACGAATGTGTTCGCGAAACGCTTCGGCCTGCTGACGAATCACAGGATCGGAGGTTGCGCTAATAGAAATGATTCTGTCTACGGCGTTCTCAGCTAGCTCCTCTGGGGTAAATCCCCGACCGGAGACCCCCATCGCTTTGACCTGACCTAGTAACGCACCACCAGAAGCGGAAAACATTAAGCCACCTTGACTCTAACTTGCCCATCTCTATAAGCATCCTGACGGAGTTTGCCGTCTGCCAGGTTCTTGAGAAGAGCAATGGATTGAATATAACGATCCTCGTACAACTTAACGAGGTCCGGCTCGCCTTTCATAAATGTAATGGCCTCGACCATAGCGCCGTTAAATAGCGCCGAATCAAAGTTTGTGCCGAGCCATGAAGTCCCCGCAGTAACGATGCTCTCGGGATAGTAGCCATAGTGCAGCTCCATCGTGTATGTCGCGTTTGGGGTTGGGCCTAATATGAAAGTGTTTTCGTCAAAGTATGCGTAGTGCGTGGGCTTCCCACTTACAGCCGGAAAAGGAAACGCCTGCCGGATGTAGTTAACATCTTTGTTCAGCAAAAAATCATACGCCCCGGTTGTGGGATCAATGACCGCTAACGAATAGGAATACAAGAAGTCTGATGGAGTAGACAGATACTTGTTATTGATCGTAGTCGAGCCGGTGACATTCTTACGAATAACCGGAGGTTGGCAGCTATTGAAAATCCGCTGCTCGGCTAACTTTGTGAACGTCGCAAACTCATCATCTGTGAAAGTATTTTCACAGTAGTCAGCAATGTTAGCTTTTAACTGAGTGTAGTTCATCCCATTTTTCCGCTAATTTTACGACCCTTGGTTGCAGCGCCATACCCACGCATTACGCCTGTGCCATAAGGGTTCACTGGAGAATAATTCCCTCTGCTAATCCCACCGACTGACACATTCATCTTGCTCAATGCTTCTGTTCCGGTTTCGTAACCAGAATAGGTGTTGACGTTGGTTTCCTTGCCGGTCATGGTATGTGGGGCTGCATACACTTCAGCAGACCCAATCTCTTTGCCTTTGACCTTGTTGGAAAACTTAGCCATTATCGACCCCTTCCGTTTGAACGCTGGTTCATCACCTTAGCCATATTTCTTCCATACTTCATTCTGTCCATAGAAGTCGGGCCGCCAGATTTCATTTTGTGCATCTTCTTTTCATGGGCCTTGACTTCAGTCTTGGCCACCTTTTTCATTTCTTTCTTTTCCATCTTTTACTCCTTATGTAATTACCACTGTTACATTTCCTACAAAACCGTTTGCTATAACTTGACCCAATCCAGTTGGGTTTGGAACCGGCCCTACAAGTATCGGAATAGTAATTGTCAAAGAACGGCTCTCAGGGTATCCCGTAAAGTCTGGCCTTGGATTACGCAGCGCCTGTGGATCATCAACTGGATACATCCCAAGTTGGAGCTGCGGCTGATCCGGGTTCCAACATTCCGGGCAAGCCAAAATATTTGTATTCTTTGTCTTGATTACTAATTCTTTTAGCTCCTTTAATTTGTACCGGAAGCCACAAATGTCGCACTCCGATATTGCAATCCGACCACTGGCAAACCTATTTCCCATGATTTAATTAATAAACATCTGTCTTGGAACAAACCGAATTGCCGCCTTTTCTCGGTCCTCGCCTGCTGCCAAGTTCCAAGCCTCGTCATAAGCTGCTTTTAACATAGGTAATCGTTCTGTTCCTTCCGGTATTTTCATCGCAATGTAATAAGCAAGTCCAGCAACAAAACAGTTAAAAAACCGCCACGGGACATCCATCTCATTGATTCCGTTTCCAGCGTCTTGAATCCGGCGCAGTCTCCAGTAAACAAACTTGTAATAAGGTGAACCCTCGGTGCCTTGATTAGGAGTCGGCCATAACGTAATCCTGGGATAGGCCACAGCATCTGGAGAGTAGCCGCTTGCAACCGGATAGGTCTGGCCGGTCAGCCTTTGTACCCAGACCTGTATAGGACGGGCCTGAGTGAGTTTGTTTGGAATGGTGGCGTAAGTCGAAGAACTGATCCTGGTAATACTTAAATCGCTTTGCGTGGCCTGATTGCCGTCCCCCGTCCGAATCACATGATCCAAGAGGTCCACTGTGTCTAGGGGAAGGTTATAAGTATTTGTGCCTTGCACCAAATTAATACTGTTTTGCTCGATGGTAAATAAGTTAATCCCTCTGTTACCCCAATCGGCCAACATCAGATTAATGCTTCTACGAGCAGTGCGAAGGTCATAACCAGACCGCATCTCCCGACCGGCCCGCTCAAACGCCTCTTCACAGAACTCGTTGAGATCTGGGTTGAATAGGTTGGTGCCGCTAGTTGTCACTATCTGTACCCCGCAGTTTTCTTAGCTACGTTTTTGGGTTGGGCCACGAACTGCTTTCCGGCGGCTTTTCCTGCACGTTTGGCTCGGGTGGTGGCGGCGTACTCTTGTGGGGATAACGCTTTGATGGCGGCGGAAGGAAGATATCTTTCCCCCGTAGCCTTCGGTCCCTGCGTAGAAGGTTTGCCACTTTTAGTCCTCCACTTTTGAGAAGTCCAGTCTTTCAAACTCTGCTGAGACTTCGCCAATCCACCGCCAGCCATCTTTTTCTTTCTCCCAGCGCAATGTGCTTTTTCTGAAAAACCTTTTGGGTTATTACAGTCAACGGCCTTTTTGCGCTTATCCGACCACTTCACTTATACTCTCCATAACTCCCAAACATCTTTAGATAGTCCAAAGCATTCTGTAACACTTTTTCACTATCTTGAAACATACCTAAAGCCCTATTGCATTGCTTACATAAAACACCACGAAATTCGCCAGTTTCATGGTTATGGTCAATTGCGCTATCTATCAACTCAATATCTTTTTTACAGATTGCACAACATTCCTCTTGTCGTTCATAAACGTCTACCAATTGTTCTGGTGTAATACCACGCCTAGCACATCGTTTAGTAAGCGTCCAACTATCCTTACTTCTGTACTCCTTAACCCTATCTGGGTTTTCTTCTGTCCAGCGGCGGTGTTCCTTATAAAGACAAGTATTGCACCTACTTTTTAATAGGTGCTTCTGAGCGCCACCTCGATTCCTAAACAAATCAAGGATCTTCTCCTCCCCGCACATTGTGCAGGTTTTAGTCTCTATATCCACCGCCAGCCTTTTTATACTGCATAGCCAACATTTGTGCTTTTCTACCACTCCACTGACCCGGAGCGCCACCCTTACCGCCAGCCTTAATACGCTCAAAGATAGACTTCCGTAGTCCGGGCTTGGTGTAGTTTCCAGCCTCGTTTACACGAGACTCCCCGCCTGATTTATAAGATGCGGTTTTTGCGGCAG